AGCGACATTTCTGTTGTCGAATATCAACCCCGAGAAATGGAAGAGACCCGACAAGCATGAGGTGAAGATGGACGCTCCTAAGGGGCTGACGATAATATGCGGCAACAAGGAGGAGGAAGAACTGCACAGACAGCTGATGGACAAAGCAAGAAAAGAAAAGCAATGAAGATGATGACGAGGATATATAGGCAATCGCTTGCGCTGTTTCTCGCCGGGTGGCGTGTCATAGCCAACAAGGGCGGCACTCGCTCGAGCAAGACTTACAGCGTCATGCAGCTGCTCGTCGTGATAGCGACGACGATGAAGCGTCATATATCCGTCGTATCCGAATCACTGCCTCACATTAAGAGAGGTGCGTTGAGAGACTTCCGGAGAATACTCGAAGATGAGGGACTGACAGAAGGACGTGACTATGAAGAAAACAAGACGGAGCTCACGTTCAGGTTTCCGAACGGGTCGATGATCGAGTTCTTCTCCGTCAACGACTGGGGCAAGGTCAAAGGTCCGGGTCGTGACATTCTCTTCATCAACGAGTGTAACCGTATATCATACGAGACATATCGACAGCTTGCCGTACGTACTACCGAGGTGATATTTCTTGACTGGAACCCCGACAACGAATTCTGGTATGAGGAGAACATCGCCAATCGTGACACGACGGCAGAGATACACTCGACCTACCTTGACAATCCTTATCTCGACAAGGCTCAGATTGACGAGATAGAATCAAACCGACATAACACTCAATGGTGGCGCGTCTATGGTCTCGGTCTGACAGGTCACATCGAGGGCACTATCTACCGCCCATTCATTCAGATTGACGAGCTGCCCGAAGCCCGCTCACGTATGCGTCACGTTTACGGACTTGACTTCGGGTATAGCAATGACCCGACAGCCTTGGTGGACGTGTACATCGACGAGGGAGCGAAGAAGATATATGTCGATGAGGTTATATATCAGTCGGGACTGCTCAACAGCGAGATAGCGGAGAGGATGAAGGAGAAGAACATCAGCAAGGCGACGGAGATATTCGCTGACGCCGCCGAGCCGAAGTCGGTTGATGAGCTCGGGCGCAAGGTGTACCGTTACAACGTCAAACCAGCCTATAAGAAAGACCTGCTCAGTCAGATTCAGTTCTTGCAGCAGTTCGAGATATACGTCACGTCACGTTCGCTCAATATCATCAAGGAATCACGCCAGTACCGATGGAAGGAGGACCGTGACGGCAACGCTGTGAACGAGCCGATAGATGCTTTCAACCACGCTATGGACGCTCTGCGCTACGCCGTGTTCACTGCGCTTAGGAAATTCCCGAAGACTAACACTAAGGCGAGACGACTTGCCTTGCCTGAACACCAATAAAGCTATGAACTTATATTACAGAATCAAAGAAAAAAGAAGGCTATCGAGATTGAAGAAGCTTAAATCCGTGCCGATGACTTACGGTCAATATTGCTTGCTGTACAGCTTCGGAGCTATCAGCAACCATGCTGAAGTGATAGAACGGGCCAGGAAGCCTGAGAAGCTATGCGGACGCTATCTCCCCGACGACCTTAACAGCATGACGATGGGAACGCTTGTCGAGGTACTGAACAGCAAGGACGAGGTTAAGATGTTAAACAGTATCTACAACCTCACCACAAACGAAATACAGGACGAGAGAGCCGACATCGTCATCGGGGCGATAAAATGGACTGACGAGCAATTACAATCGATTACAGGGCTGTTTAAACAGCTTGAGAGGGATTTTACCGCCGATGAGATAATGGCAGGGGCTGAGCAGATGAAAGGAGACATCTTTTCGACCATCAACTGGTTTGTCAAAATATCTAACGGACGTTACTCGCATGACGAGGCGTTACGTGTACCATGGATAATTATATGGCGTTGCGCAAAGGATGAGCGTGACGAGCGGGAATATAGAGAGAGATTAAAGAGTATTCAAAACAGAAGATGAGATATGATTAAGGAGATACTTAAGATAGCGGAAGATAACGAAATGAGTGTTATTCCTGTCATAGACAATTACGCCTTGCAGGTTGAGCTCGACCGCTTCATTAAGACTGGTGACCGTGCCATGTTTATCATGCTGCCACGGCAGGAAGAGCTGCGCCATGATACATACGGTGGATATAAGAGCGTGTCTGTCGAGATTGTCGCAGTAGGAAGAACTCCGTTCGGCAGCAGCGGCAGACAAGACTTTGATAACATCGAAGACATGTCCGCTCAACTCAAACAGGATTTACGGAGATTCATCGATATGATATTATCGACCGAAATGTATGAGATTGTCGACCGTGTGAGATATACGGTGATACCCTACAGATATGATTCTTTCTGCACAGCCGTTACGGCGCAATTCACATTGACTAAAGCTGATGATCCATGTTAACAGAATTCGACGAGATAGAAGACATCTTACGAAGCGTCTTCGAGCAGGCTCGGCAAGATATTATCGCCAATCATGAACTTGCGGGACAGGTGGCGAGCGGGAGAACGAAGGACAGCCTTAAGGTGGAAGTCATTCCGGGCGTGTCGGAATACACGGCCACGTTATTCGGTCGTGAGTTCTTCGGGGCGTTAGAGACGGGTTCCCGACCATGGAAGAAGCAGTATAAGCACCCGCCTAAGCCGTTTGTCGATGTGATACGGCAGTGGATGGCGGACAAAGGCATATCGGGGGTGTCCGCATATCTCGTGGCACGAAAGATTATGCTTGAAGGCTCGAAGCTGTATCGTGACGGAGGACGTGAAGACATCTTCACACCGGTCTTGCAGGAAGTCGAGGAGAAGCTGAGCCAAGAGATAAGCAAGATATTTGACGTAATAGTAACAAAAACTATAGAGAGATTATGAGAGAATATTCAGGAACATCGTCGGGTATATCGTATAGGATAGAAGCTCCCGAATCGTTAATATTCATTAATTCCCGCCACGTGTATCTGCGTGTACGCCTGACCGAGGAGGTTTCAGGCGAGCCCGTATCGGGCGTTAAAATACAGTCGGTGCTTCAGGTTGGAGCGGCGCAGGACACGAACGAATATCGCTACACTGACGCCGACGGCCGTGCGGTATTCGATTATGCCGCCTTGCTGAGGATGATGACCGATAACGCCGATAAGGAGATGTCTAACCTTGACTATGGCGGAACGTCGTTTGCGGCATGGCAGACGGCTGTAGTGTCGATGTCGCTCTATATCCAAGGCAGAAGATTCTTTAACGCTCGTTCGCAATACTTCAACGGAGCGCATGACGTCCGCTATGACTGGTGGAAAGACAGACGACGTCTGAAGTATTGGATTAACTACCCCTTTACGTTTGATTTTCCGAATCAGCAGGGGGTGATTATCCAGCTGCCAAACGGAGCTTCTAAGCCTGTAGAAGTGCCGTCAGTCAATACAGATATAACGGCTCTTGTAAGATTTAACCCTAAATCGGTTAACATTACATCGGATAGCACAATCATAACTACGGACATAGGAGTGGCGATAGTTGACGGAGTGACGATGGGTGTTGAGAACCGTGTGACGTTGCGGGTTGACAGATGTCAGCCGTCAGATGACAGATGTTATCTGAGATGGTTGGGAGATCATGGTGAAGTGTTTTATTGGCTCTTCTTTAAGACTGAAGAACACAAGAAGGTGGACACGGAGACATATCATCGTGCTATGGTTGATGACGTCTTCAGAGGTATGAACTCCAACAGAGTGCTTGATAACGGCATTATAAGAGATTCTGAGATAGTCAAGACCGTGGAACTGTATTCAGAGTATATGGACAGGGAATATTACGACTATGTGTCACAGATAGGTTCTTCTCCGTTCGTAGACATGTATATGGGAGGAGACAAGTGGCAGCGAGTAAACGTCTCTGACGCTACCTATTCTCAGGATATGCGTGGAAGTAACAGGGCTAAGAAGCACCGTGTGTCGTTAACGATAGAGATAGGAGGCTGATATGAAGAGAGATGTCGTATTGGAGATTGGCGGCAGGGTCGTCGACCTCTTGCCTGGCACTTCGCTGACGCTTAACTTCAACAGCAGTCTGCTCGGTGATATAGGCTCGTTGAAGTGTGATGTCTCGCAGACGGTGTCGATTCCGAGAACAGCTGCTAATGACCGTATCTTTTCCATGGCCCTTATGCCGAGTTACGAGGGTGTCGCCGCTCGCAGGGTGCTGCCGTGCAGATGCTATGTTGACGGGGTGACAATATTCGATAACGGGTTATGTCATCTGACCGACAGCGGAGATGACAGATACGAGGTGGTGATGACCTGGGGCCTGCTTCATGGCAATTCGGACTTCTTGGTAGACAAACGTAAATTAACGGAACTGACAGACTATGACGAAGATTATGTCACATGGAACTCAAATAGCGGGGTGAGTGTTACAGAGGGCGGTGTGTCGAAGATAGAGAACTCTCCGAGCGGTGCGACCGCTTCGATGTTCTACAAAGATTACGTGTATCTGAGCAATTCGCTTGTTGACAGACGGCTCGTTAATCTACATCCTTGTGTATCTCTTCTTGAGATATGGGAGAGGATAAGACTTGAAAATAACATCAACATCGCTCTTGATGATCTGATACGTGAAGATATGGAGCGGCATTTTATCGTGCTAAAAGATAACAATAAGCAATTGCAGGACTACACAGCGCCGCTGACCATTAACGGCACGCCCGCCATGATTGTGCCGAATCTGTATGATTCGACAAATCCGGATAAGAAGAGCTTGATATTCGGATTCTCAGGGTTGAATGTCGATAGATACTACGATAGATATATCTTCAAACCTTATGGAGATGGCTCTACAGCCGTTAAGATACAGAACATTAAAGTTCAGTATGAGGATGACAATTTTATTCGTGCCGTCAAAGCGAGGCCTCAGGACTACGCTCTCGAGATAAGACGTAACGGAATTCCGGAATCCGTCAATCCCGTGGTCGAAGGATATGTTCTTAGCTACAACATCAATACTAACGTGACCGACGGTGTATATAGATTCAGTTCCTCGCTGTCGCTTTCGATGAAGATAACAAGATGGGATGAGATTTCCGATAACGACTGGTATAACAGATTGGCTACGATACTTATCAATGACTTCTACGTGTGGTCTGATTCGACGATTAATGTGATGTATCAGCTCATCGCTGCCGGTTATCCGCTCGCTCAGTTCAGGCTTACGCCTAACCTGCCGCCAATCTCTCAGATAGACTTCATCAACTTCATCTGCAATTGGTATGGATTGTTTCCTGTCATGGATTCGGGAATGGTAAGGCTCGTTTCGTTCAGTGTATTGACTGACAATATCGAGAACGGCAAGATATACGACTGGAGCGATAAACTTGTATCGTACAGCGATGACTCCCCGAAGTCGATAGCATACGCCATGGACTACGCTCAGCATAATTCGGTGGGCTATACTATAGACGATAACGATGCTATGCGTGTGACGGATATCGCTTATATCGATGTCAACGACAAGACGCTCGATAGGGATGGCGAATTGGTTAAGTTTCCGTTCGCCGCTACATACAAGAATCTCATACTTCAATATCGACTGACGGCTGATGATAAGGTGGAGAAAATCGATTGGGAATATCGTCTCATGGGGTTGGACGAGGATGGTCGGTTGAACTTTAACGATGATATGAAGTCATCATACATCGTCAAGACATTATATCCTCCGATACAGGGAATACTCTCGGATCCGGTGGTGATTGAAGACGACTTCCTTCTTGACCTGATGGACTTGCGCTCGTTGGATTATACGAAGCCAGTCTATATCGCAAAGTATGGACGTTGCTTCGCCATCGAGACTATACGATGGAGCAGCAATGATAAGGTGTGTAATGTTAAACTTATAATGATTAGATAACCATGGAGACACAGAAATTAGAAAAGATATTGGAGATTAAGGTCGATGTTGGGCAGGCGATACAAGGCATCGCCGACCTCAACAAGATCATCGACGAACAGCGAGCCTATCAGAAGTCACTGAGGGAAGAGATAAAACGCATGACGGAGGCAGAAGGTGAAAACTCCGACACTGTCATCGAGCTGCAAAACGCCTACGTGCTGTCCCAGCAGAAAGTGAAGGACTATCAGTCGCAGGTGGCGGGATTGTCGAAGACGGTTCAGAACCAACTGAAGATAGAACGTGAGCAGATAGGCAGCAACACACAGCTACGTGCGCAACTTTCGAACCTCACCAAGGCATACGATGAGCTATCCAAGGAGGAGAGAGAGGCGGCGCAAGGCGTGGAACTCAAGAATAAGATTAACGAAGTCACCGACGCGCTTAAGAACAGCGAGGAGGCGACACAACGTTATTACCGCAACGTGGGAAACTACGAGAACGCCATCAAGAACTCTTTAGGTCTTAACTCGAAGTTCGGACAAACACTACAGAATGTGGCTGATGTGACCAGCAACGGCGCAGGTCCTGCGTTAAAGGGGATGGCTACAGCAACGGCTGATGTAGGTAAGCAGATGCTTAAGCTGATGGCTAATCCAATAGTGGCGTTTCTTGCCGCCTTAGCTGCCGCTGCCATGGCGGTAGTCAGAGGTATTAAGTCCAGCGAGGAGAATACGGCGAAGCTGAGCAAGGTAACATCTTCATTTCAACCGGTGCTTGATTTGATAACCAAGGGATTTCAGGCGTTTGCGAGTATTGTTCTTGACGCTGCGACATGGATAGGAAAACTTACCAATGGTGTAATGAAGTGGCTCGAAAAAGCACCTCTGATAGGCGATAATATCAAAGCCATCAACGCCGAGAGCGAGCGTTACAACAAATTGGCAGAAGACAAATATCAGCTTGATTTGCGTAATAGAAATCTGGAAGTCGAATCCGCCAAGACTGCCCGTGACGTGGCTGAGCTGAGAACCAAGGCAAAGGACAGGGAGCGTTACACCGACGAAGAGAGATTGTCATTCGTTCAGGAGGCTAACAGATTGGAAAAACAGATAGCCGACGAAAAGAAGGCGGCAGCAGAGGAGCGTCTGCGTATCTTGCAGGAGGAAGCCAAAGCGACATCTAACACAAAAGAGATTAATGATGAGATAGCCAAGGCTACCGCCGCCGTCTATCAGGCGGAGACGGAGTATAACACTAAGATTAGAGAGCTCCTCGAGCAGGAGAATACCATCAAGAACGAGATAGCGGCTAATGATAAAGCGAGAGCGGAAGAATCGAAAAAGACTAACGAACAGAGATTAGCCGACCAGGAGAAGTATAACGCCGAACTTGACCAGACTATCAGAGATACCGAAGATATGCTCATCGAGCTTCTTGAAGAGGGTGCTATCAAGGAAGAAGAACTTGAACGTACTCGTTACGAGAGACAGATACAGGCGATACAAGACAAGCAGTCCGCTTATGATGAAGATTCGGAGATTTATAACGTCTATCAGCAGCAGCTTGAACTCGCCGCTCAGCAGCACGCAGCCAATATGGAACGGATAAGCCTTGAGCAGAGAAACAAGGAGGTCGAAGCGGCGGAAGCGGCAGCAGCTGAGCAGAAACGCATAGCAGAAGAGGAGATTGCCCATGAGATAGAATTACAAAGATTAAAACTGTCGTCTTATCAGAGTATAGCGAATAGTATATCAGCGATTCTTGAAGTCACGGCAGGCGATAACAAAAAACGCCTTAAAGCGGCTAAGGTGCTGGCACTTGCTGAAGTTACGTTGAATCAAGGAATGGCTATAGCCGATGCAGTTAAAGCTGCTGGGTCTTATCCGTTTCCGATAAACCTTGTTACCATAGCGGCTTCTGTGGCTGGTGCCATGGCCGCCATCGCTCCCGCTATACAAGCCGTCAACAGCGTGAAGCTCGCACGTGGCGGACGTGTCACGGGAGCAGGAACATCGACATCGGACAGCATACCTGCAATGCTAAGCAACGGCGAGTTTGTCGTCAACGCCAAGGCGACGACGATGTTTCCTGACCTCCTCGAGACTATCAACAACCTCGGATTAGGTATAGCGACACCTGCAAGGGCTGAAACGGTGGTCCAACGCCGACAGGAGAACGACTCGAGAGATTCTCTCATCAAGGCTCTGCGGGAAATGCCAGCACCGGTGGTGAGCGTGGAGGAAATTGACCGAACCGGTAAAAAAGTTAAGGCGGTTGAGAATCTCTCCCGTCTTTTATGACGACTTCTTTATTTTTCAACAACTTGTAAGTTTTTTATGACTTTTCAAAGAGACCTTTTCGGGGTCTCTTTGTTATTTTTGTGTTGCATTAATAAACCGACTTATAAAGTTATGAAAATCAAACTGCACGGAATCATATCCGATGAGGAGACCAAGAAGTGGGATTTGTGTTGGTGCGACGAATCAAATCTCATCACTTTCAAAGATATAGATGAAGCCTTGGCGAATAAACCTAAGGACGATAAACTTATCGAGCTCGACATCAACTGTCCAGGCGGTAATGTTATTGAGGGTTTGGCCATTTATGACAAGTTCCGCTCAATGGAAGGATGTACGATAGTGTCGAACGCTATAGGCGAGTGTTCTTCGATGGCTACCGTCATATACCTCGCGGCTTCCCGTCGTGTTTCGCAACCTAACGCTCGTTTCTGCATACACAAGCCGAGATATACAGATGTTTTTCAGTCTCAGATAACAGAAGATGACGCCAAACGTATGTATGACGACCTGCACGCCGAGACGGAACGCTTCATCAAGATATATGAGGACCGAATCAATTTGTCTTCTGAGGAGATAGAATCTCTGATGAAAGAAGACAGATATATCTCTGCTGATGAAGCATTATCGATAGGTCTTGTAACGGAAATTGCGCAGCCTATGACGGCTGTAAAACATAAACCAAACACAGATTCACGCATGACAAAAAAACTTATCAAAGCGTTAAGGGCGTTCAAGGAAGCCCTTGGCGAGAAGACGGATGAAACGTCTGTCGTAGCGATGACGCTCAACACGGAAGATGGTTCGACCATCGAGGTGGAGCGTGAAGAGGGCGACCCGCAGGTGGGTGACGTCGCAAGTCCTGACGGCGAACACCTGATGAGTGACGGTACTACTATCGTGATTGCCGACGGTGTGATCACTGAGATACGTCCTGCCGATGAGCAGGGAGATACAGAGGATGCTATGTCCGATGAAGAGATGGCAGAGGCTATAACAGCGATGACCGAGACAATCGAATCGCTGACGGCGGAGAATGAAAACTTGAAGAAGCAACTTGAAGACAGCAAGGCTAAGCAAAAAACCGACGACGAAGTCGAGATATTGCAGCTTGTCGCTAACGCTGGCGGGTTGAAATGGCTCAAGAGTCAGAAGACTTCATTCAAGCCTGCTCCAAGACAGACGCCTAAGGCGAGAATGTCTGCGGACGACGAGAGACAGAATCTCCTTCAGGAAGCGAGAGAAAAATATGAAAAGAAAAAACCTTAAAACTAATAGAAGATGGCACAAGTTGATGTTACAAATTTAACTGCACCCAACGGGGCTGCTACGTATAATGAGATAATCTACAAGGAGTTGATGTCTTCAACTTCGCTCAATCAGCTGTTCAATATTCTCGAGGGCCAGATGGATGGCAAGAAAGTCGCTATACTCGGCGGATTCGGGATGTTAGGCGTGAAGTCGGAAGGCTGTAATCCGACTTACGAAAACAGCTTGATGGATGCTCAGGAGAAAGAATGGGATATCGAAGAATGGCAGATTGCTGAATCCATCTGCTACGACAAGTTAAAGGGCACTATGATTCAATATGCTATGAATAATGGCATCGAAG